TCGCCAGAGTGAAGGCCGACATGGACGCGCCGAGATCGTTGATCGCGTTGTGGACCAGCGCCTGGTCGTTCGTCGGGGTGAAGCCGTCGATGACGTGCAGGAGGTTGTTCTTGATCGTGGAGAGCCAGGACATAACGTTTTCCTTATGCGCCGGGTTGCGGGCCAGTTGCGGTTCCGGCGAGGCCGCAGGGCATTGGGTGCTCAGTGCGGAACTGAGGATGTGCAGAAGTCGTGCGCGGTCTTCGCCGCCGCCCAGCCCTGGCGACCCCAGAGGGCCAGCTGGTGCAGCCACGTCAGGTAGGCCGTGACCGAGGCCGACGCCTGGGCGTCCGTCGGAGCCGGGAAGCCCGCTTGCGACGGCAGCGGCGGTTCCGGCGACGGGTCGGCCATCAGTGAGCCCGGGCAGATCGGGGACGCCTGTGACGGAGCCGCCGCGGGCTTTGAGGTATCGCCACCCGGTAGCCGCAACAGAGAAAGCTGCGGAGCACACCCCGCCAATGAGAGACAGGCCGACAACGCTGCGACGGAACGTCTCATCGAATGGCATCCTGAATATCCTTTGCCGTGAGCATCGGCTGCGGCTGATGTGCCGCAGGGGCGGCCACAGGGCGCGCCACGCGGGCAATCGCGGCTCCGGCCTGCACCGACGCAGCGATCTCGGCCGAACAGGCTGTGCGGGCATCCTGGGCGGCCTGCTGGTCGGCCTTGATGGCAACCTGTTGCACCGCGACGGTCTTGCGGGCGTTCTCGGCATCCACGACGTGCTGCCAGACCATCGGCCCACCGAACCACGCGAACGCGGCGAGGACGCCGACGACGATGATCCCGCCGATCAGCTTCTCGAAGAAGGTCCCGACATCCATCAGCCGAGCGCCGCCTTCGTCGCGTCCTGGGCGAAGTCGGCCGGAGGGGGCGATCCGGCCGCCCGCTGGCCGGTGAGCATCTGGTTCGCGAGGCGCTTGGCGCGGTTCGGCACCTGGGTCGCCCAGTGGCTGGCGAGCATTCCGGCCGCAGCCAGCTCCCAGTCGCCCGACTGCATGGCGTTGAGGGCGTGGTGGAAGGCCAAGAGCCCGGCCACGCCCATGTTGTAGGCCATGTTGCAGAGCACATCCTGGCGCTCGTCGCACATCTGCCGCCACCACGCGATCGCCTGGTCGAGCTGGCCCTCGATGGCCTGGCGGCGCTTCTGCTGGTCGGCCGCGGCCTGGGCGAGAGACCAGACGGTCCCCTGCACGATGCCGGGCCCCGTGCTGCCATAGCCTATGGTCCAGGGATCGCCGCCGGACAGCGGGTCCGGGTAGGCGTTCGGCCGGAAGCCTTCGTCCTGGCGGATGTCCATATCGACGAACCGGGTGGTCATGGCTTGGCCTGCTGCTGGATGTAGGAGGAGCCGAAATAGAAGGTGGCGATGGTCAGCTCGATGGAGAGCAGTCCCTGGGTGACGGTCGCGAGGAACGTCTCGGCCTTGTCCGCGCCGGGCGCGTAGAGCCGGGCCCCGATGATCCCGGCGATAAGGACGAAGCCACAGATGGCCATGATCCGCAGGGCCTCGGTCTGGGCGCGCGCGGAAGGCTTCGGCGGCGCGGGTGCGTCCGCCGGCTGGGGCGTGTCGGTCATGACCTGGTCCTTATCGGTGGGGCTTGTCGGCCTTGCCGTCGAGCTTGTCGAAGATGCGGTTCAGGCCATCTGTCATGGCCCGCTCGATCCGGCTTATGGCTTCAGCCACGTCGTCGCGCCTGGCGTAGGTCTCAGGGAGCGCCTTCAGCAGTTCGGAGTGTTCCCGCCGGGCGTCCTTGATCTCTTTCCACATGGTCCCGAGGACCCAGCCTCCGAGCCCGCTTCCCAGCGTCATAACCACGTCGAAGAGTGTCTGGGGCGAAAGCGCGCCGGTCGGGTCTGCCATGTTCGTGGATCTCGCGAAGGGGAACAAATCAGGAGGCGGGGGCAATGACGGGAACCGGAACGGGCGCGAATTGCGGATCGACATCGACGCTCGCGCAGGCGGTCGCGACGGGCGTTCCGGCCGCGATGGCTTCCATCGCCGTCGAGATGTCCGCGCCCCGCTCCGCTTTGCCAACCCACTGCCGATAGGTCAGGAGGTAGGCAACTTGGTTGCAGGCCGTCACGACCTCGGTCAGTGCGTCCCCGGTCAGGGTGCCGCTCTTCACGGCGGCATAGAGCGCTTCGACGGCATCGCTGACGGTGTCCACCGGGCTCGGCCGGGTCAGCGCATCCAGAAGCGCATCATGAGGCTGTCCGGTTAGGATCGGGAGCAGCGGGAACAGGTCGCGGATCGCCGCATGATGGTCAGTCGTGGTCGGCAGCGTCATGGCTATCCCTCTTTAGCCCGCGGGGTTCGCAAGCAAATCATAGGTGCCGGTCGAAGAGGTCATGTCCTGAGTTCCGGTGCGGTTGATCTTCAGCGAATAGGTGACCGTGCCAGTCAGGGTGCCCGCGCCGAGGTAGGTCACATTGTTGTCGCCGCCATCGAAGACGAAGCCGCCCGCGACACCGTTCGACCCTGACCAGGTGCCGGTCTTTAGGGTGTAGACCGTGCCTCCGACGTTTTCGGTGATTTGGTAGTTTCCCATGCTGAGACCCGTGCCGCCGATAGAGGGTGCGCCAGGGTATGAGAAGTGAAGCTGCAGGATCGGAGTGGCGGGAACGCCAGCAAGGTTGATGACCGCAAACTGAATATAAGTTGAGCCCGATGTCGCGCTTGCAGAAAGGCTTCCCACTTTTCGGGGAGAAGACGCGACCCCCGACAAAAAATTCGCGACCGCCGACCAGGCACCCGCATACCTCAGCTTGAGGACGATGTTCGGGCTGTTGCTCGTGTCGGCCCAAAAGGAACCATTCGCCACGGATCCGGGGTCAGTCGTCTGCTGATAATAGTTCGCCGTCGCCAAGCCGCCTTGGCCCGTCAAGGTGGAAGACACGGCCGGAACGACAGAGCCGCCGGTAAGTGCCGCCTGCAGTGTCGCGTTATCGACGACCACGCCGGACGTTCCAATCCCTGCCAAGACGCCCGAAGAGATCGTGATCGCACTGTTTGCGACCGTCGTGCCGTTGCCGGTGCCGATGCCGCTGATCGCGCCGCCCGAAATCGTGACCTGGGAGTTCTGGATCGCCTCCGTGCCGGTCAGTGCTGCCACGTTCGCCGGGACGCCGGTGAGGGTGCCGAAGGTGATGGAGGACGCAGCCGCTGACAGCGTCAGCGAATAGGCGGTGACGGTCGAGATGTCTTCCAGGGCCTGCCCGTAGATGTTGAACGAGCAGAACTTGACGTAGATCGTCGTCCCCACCTGCTGCGGGGTGTAGCTGTATTTGAAAATCCCGCCATCCAGGCGAACGAACTGGGAGCCGGTCGAGTGCGAGGCGACCGTCGTGCCCATCAGCCCGCGGCGGAGCAGGGTGCCGAGCGTGTAGTGGTTCGCGCTGGTGAGCGTGGCCGTCTGGTAGCTGATCAGCTCGCTGCCGATCAGGCAGAGCGTCGAGGCCGCATTCGCGTCGGCCGCGGTGGCCGTGTTCAGGGTGCCGAGGCTCGCCGTCAGGTCCACGCCGAAGGACGAGGTCGTGTCGGGATCCGCGACCGAGCCGAGGCTGCTCGTCGTCACGCCATAGCGCGCGGGCGTCGTCAGCGCGCCCGCATATTGGTAGTTCGTCCCATCGACCGAGGTGAAGACCTGGCATCCGCCCCAGTTGGCGCCACCGGACACCGCGACCCATGCCTGCAGGTCGTTGTTCGTGAGGGACCGGGCCGGGTTGATCAGGACCGGAGCGGAGACCGAGCCCGGCGCTATGGACGTGTTGATGATGGTGCCGGACGAGGCCTGCCGGGAATAGATCGGCGCATGGTTCGTGCCGACCAGCATTTCCTCGGCCACCACATCGAGGCCGCCGTCACCGTTCTCCTTGATCTCGTTGATGCGGACCAGAACGGCCGACAGGTCGCCGGTGGTGAGCGTGACCAGGTCGAGCGGCTCGAGGAGGCAATAGCGCCAGTCGAGGCTGAACTTGAACGTTCGGCGCAGGTTCGACAGCTTCTGGACGCGGAGCTGGGCGACGGCCGCCGCGACTGCCCCGTCGCAGATCATCGGCAGGCTGTGCAGGTTCTCGCGCCGGGCCCCATAGGTCGAGATCGACCCCATGTCGTCGGCCTGCGCCACGCCCTGGTTGTAGTTCAGGGAGCGGTCGTTGAAGCCGATCTGCACCGAATTATAGGCATCGGCCATCTTGGCCAGGCTGATCACGACCGGGTCGTCGCCTTCCGCCTGCGGGATGAAGTCGTCCTCGGTGAACGCATAGACCGGCGTCAGGTTGGGGGTGTAGGTCACCCCGTTGTTCGTGATCGCGGTATCGCCCAGGGGCACGATCTTGAGTTGGCCGCTCGACCAGATGCAGTCGCTGTTCGAGGCGTCCAGCAGGTCGGTGACGAACTGGGCCCCCGATTGGCCTGCCGCCAGGACAGGCGAAACGAACAGCCCCGCGGCGGTGCAATAGGTCGCATATGCCGAGGTCGAGGCCAGAAGACCCGACGCCCAGAGCGGGACGCCATAATAGGCGTTCGTCAGGAAGTCGGTCAGGATGTCGGCCGGGTTGGCGTCGTCGATGGTCGAGCCCGACACCACCGCCCGGGTCGCCCACTGCACTTCGAAGGAATGGTTCGGAAGCGTGGCCGAGGTCGAGAGCGCATAGTTGCTGGCGTAGGCGTAGGCCGTCCGACTGTAGCCGATGGCCTGGGCGCTGTAGTTGGTCGTCAGGTAGCCCCAGGTGGCCTGCCCCTGGTTGCCCACCTGCATCGACAGGCCAGCCTGTGCCAGCCCGGTCTTCGCGCCGGGGATATAGACGTTCTGGTCTTTGTAGACGTTGCGGACGCCAGTGATCGGGCCGTCCGCGATGGCCATGATGACGGAGGCCGAATAGTTGTAGCCGGTCGTGGTCGATCCGCCGCCCTTGCCCGACGACTGCTTGATCGCCTGGGCCCGGAAACCGTTGTACCAGATCAGGCTCGCGCCCACCCGGTTCGTCCCCCAGCCGATGGGCAGCGGGATGCCATAGGTGGACTGCTGGACCACGATGCCGTTCAGGCGCTGGGGCCCGGCGTTCTTGATCACGTTGAAGACGTTCATTCGGGGTCGCTCGGCCAGAATGTGAAGGCCCGGCGCGGCCTGGACGACAGCTCTTCGTCGGCGGTCCAGTGGTCCAGGGTGACCATCTGCGCCACGGCCGTCGCATGGATGATCAAGGGCGGATCGACGACAATGGCCCCGTGGCTGAAGGTCCGGCCAAACTTCCAGATGAGGAAGTCGCCCGGGCCAGCCGCCTCTACCGGGATCTCCGTTGCGCCGACCCGCTCGGCCCACTGCAGATAGAGTTCCTCGGAGCGGTGCAGGTGCCAGTCGTGGGGATAGACCGGCTCGACGTGGTCCATCAGACCGGCAAATAAATATACTTTCGCTGGCAACATAGCGCAGTCAACTCCCGCGCCTTTTACTGCACCGTTATGATGGTAAGGAGTTCTCAGCCAGGTCATGGCCTCGGCCACGACGGAGGCGCGCTGTTCGATCTCGCCCATCAGGTGGCCGTCTCAGGCGGCGGCACATAGGGGAAGCCGCGGAAATTGGCCAGGTTTCCGAATTTCGTAAGGCAGACCGACTGCGTGTGTGTGCAACCCGGATAGGCGGTGAAGGCATCCCCGGCCGCCGGGGCCGCCACCAGCGCCGTCGTCAGGGTGAAGGTGCCCCCCGTGACGTGGGTTTTGATCGTGCGCTGCAGGCCAGCGTTCGCCCCGGAGGTGAACAGGATGTAGCCGAGATCGAAGTAGCCGGTGGCCTGGGCCGTCAGGCTGGTGGTGAACGTCGAGGCCGTTCCCCCGGCTGAGGCGGTGCCGGATGCGGCAAAAGTCGCCTTATTCAGCCCGCAGGCGGAGCCGTAGAGCGTGTTGATGCAGCCCGCGGAGACGATGTTCGTCGGCATGTCCACATTCAGCAGTTCGACCCAGGAAGAACAGCCGAGGGTCGCCTCGGTCTTCGAGAGCGTTTTGATCTCCGAGATCCGCCCAGCGAACCGGATGTAGCCGCCCGCCTGGCCGACGCCCATGTCGGTGCCGATCACGCGCTCGACCTTGATGGTCGCGCCGTCGAGGCCGCCCTTGCGGACGAAGGACAGGAACGGGACGCCGCTGACGGTCGTGTTGCCGTCGGCATAGACCGCGATGTCGAGGGTATCGACCTGGACGCCGCGCTTGCTGGTGACGCCGCTGTCCTCGATCCCGGGCCCGCGGAGGAAGAGGTTTCCGCTATAGGCCACCGCGAAGTCGTGGGTGGTCCAGCGGATGATCGTGCCGCCGTTGAGGGTGATCGTGTAGAGGTCGGCGTAGATGATCTGTTTCGCGCTGACGAGGAATGTCGCCAGGGTGCCGGTGTAGGTCTTCATGCCTTCACGCTCACGAAGGTCAGCTTGCCGACGGACCAGAGGTTCCCGCCGAACTGGACGGCGTCCACCATCTCGTCGTCGAACCGGCAGAGGAACAGATAGCCGCCCGACCAGGTCAGCGCCGCGGACGCCGCCGGCGCGGTGGTGAAGGTGATCACGCCGTTGATCGAGATCGTGTAGTCGGTGCCCAGCGTCTTCAGGGTGCCGTTCACATAGACGGACGGGTTCTGGTTCAGGACGAGGACCGGGTCGAGGTAGTTGTAGATCGTCCCCTGCCCGACTGTCCGGTAGAGCTGGAAGATCGTCGATGCGCCGTCGCCCGTGCCGAAGCCCTGGGTGGTCACCGCGTTGTCGGTCTGGTCCTGGTAGTAGAAGGGCTGGTTGCGTCCTTGCCGGGATCCGAGGAAGCCGAACAGGGTCTGCAGCTCGGGTAGGCTCGCCTGGGTGCGCAGGACCTCCCACTGCAGGGTCCATTCCCACCGGGGGTAGGAATAGGCCGCCGCGCGGACTTCCCGGCCGCTATAGGCCCGCTTCACCGTCGTCTGCCAGACCGGCCGCTTCGACGACAGGAAGCCCTGCCCGGTCAGAACCGGGAAGACCTCGGCATCGTTCGAGAGCGGGCTCGTCGTGATCACTGCGCGCTGGGTGAACGTCATCAGCGCGGCCCCTGGAAATTTCGGTTTGCCCGCTGCAGGTGCTTGATGATCTCGTCGCCGCCGCCGTTGGTCAGCCACGCCCGGGTCGAGCGGCCGTCAATGGCGTGGATGTGGAAGGTCACGCCGCCGTGCGCGCCCTTGGCCCCGGTCAGGTTGCGGACATTGTCCGCGAGGTCGGCCGGGAGAACCATTTCGCGCTGGTGGAGCTGGGTGACCGGGTTGACGCCCTGGGGGATGTCGAAGCCGCGGGCGGCGGCCGCGGTGGGCATGAACGCCATAGCCTCCGAGAAGGCTGCGGCCCCCGCGGCCGGCGCGAGGCCTGGACCGACGAACGGGATCAGCGCCGTCGCCGCGATTGCACCCGAGGCGGCGACCCCGGCGTTGGATGCGATCTGCCCGGCCGCCGCCGTCGTCTTGGCGGCCTTGGAGGTGATG